AAGTGCGAAGCACTTACGTTTCATGTAGATTGTTCAGTCAGACGGAACCTACTAGCGGTTCCATCTATCTCAAGCTTCATGTGAGTTCGCACAGCCGAGACCGGAAGTAGGTGTTTTACTTGCTCCAGGGGCTCTGACCTTTCCCAACCTACGTCGACATCTAATACATAAAACTTGCAGAAAGTACAAGTATCCTGTATTATACCTCCAGCTTCGTTCCTTTGCAAGGAGTTTTTAGGAGCAACAGATTAATGGACTCGCTAGATTCTGAACATGTGTGTGCATGTCCTCAAAGCGGATCGAGCCTCCCCGATCAAACAGTGTCCGTATATTGCCTATAAATTTTTGAGTTGTTCTTGTAAAATTTTAGAACTGCCTACCCTTACGTTGATAATACCGTTGTAATATTCATCAGTTTCAAGTACTCTGCGGTCAAACTGCTCCTTTGCCTCTAAATAACTCATAGCACCTCTGCTTTTGCATAGGTAGAGTATCTCTCTGGTAAAGTTTTCTGGTCCTAGTTTTTCCACATCAGCGAGTAAATGATCTGAGGAACCCCAGTAATCTCGCCAATCGCTCTCAACTTTGCTTCGCCTTTTATTGACTTTGCCTTTTAAGGGTGGTCTGGTCTTCTTAAATTTGGCTAACTTTTTGCCTATATATTTTTTGTCATTGGTCTTATTAGTAATTAGATATACAAAGCCTTCTATATCAGTGGGTAATTCTGTAATTTCTTTTCCTTGATAAGTCCATAGCATATGGATACTTACCTAGCCTATTGTTCAGTGGTGTCAGATTTGGAATTGTGCTTATCGTGTATCTCATCCATGCGATCTTTTGCTAGTCTACGTATTTCACGAAGCCATTTTCTGCTTTCTCGATGTGTTCGCACGGAGTTTCTTGCCTCAAAGTTTTCGTTAGCCTTGAAGTATGCCATATATGCCTTGGTTAATTTATCATGTGTATCATCCATTTTGGGCTATTCCTATGATACGTTGTATCAAGCTGGCAAATCCAACCTGTCTCTGCATGGTTAATAATTCTTTTATACCTAATCCGCGGAAACTTTCAAGTGTTAAATTTGCTATTTCGCTTTTTTGTTCTCCATTTACAATATCTACAATTACTTTTGCTGTGCCTTTGGTCATGTATGATTCAGCATCATGCTGATATGTCATGGTCCCGTCATCATTTGCTTTACCCACTACCCAAAGACTACTTACACAACCTCTGATTTTATTTTCTTCTACTTTATGTTCGTTTGATAAAGGAGGCACTTCCTTGGCAAGATCAATTATATACTGTAATCTATCATGACCTTCTAAAGGAGACATTTCCTCGCCTCGTGATTTTATCTTATCTATTATCATTCATTATGTATTTCTACATCATTTTCATATGATGTGAATCCGTTTTCCTTAATTACTTTCAATACGTGTGTAACTCTACCAACAAGCTCATCTTTGTGCGATATCAAATATACATTTTTGTTACGTTCACGCCCCATTTTCTTTAGTATTGCAAGAGAGTTTTCAACTCCTGAAGTATCCATACCTGAATCAACAAGCTCATCAATGAACAGCAGATTAATGTTTTGATACAAGCTCTCCCAGACATCTCTAAAAGCAAAACTCATACCAAGTATTAATCTGTTACGCTCACCTCTGGAAAGATTATCGAAATCAAGATCCTGACCTAGCTGTGTGATCTCAACACTCAAGTCGTTCATAAACACAACTTGATGTGGCAGTCCTAGTTTGTCAAGATAATGCGTGAGCCTGTTGTTCAGATATGCCAAGTTTTGATCAATAATCTTCTTACGTATAAAACTATCTTTGTTTGTTAGTAGTTTCAACAAGAACTCTTGATGTTCTTTAAGATCATTGAGTGCATTGACTGTAGTCCAGTCAATTTCTTGGATTCCTGTGTTCTTTAAATCGTCAATCTGTTCCTGATAAGGATCAGTTTCTTCTTTTGCGTTTGCAAAAGCAGTTTTTAATTGTTCAACATTTTGTTTATGATCGTAAACTTCTTTGATTGTTTCATAAAAAGTTTCTGGTCGTCCATTTATATCACCTATACTTGTAAGTTCCTTGTTTACGACATCAAGTTTATCGTTTATTTCTTTCTGATACGAAACAGCATCTTCAAGCTCTTTGGTCTTTTTGTTTTCAATTTCAGTTTTTTTATCTTCCTGTAGCTCTTGACCACAAGCATAACAAACAGCGTTGTCAAGTTCCTCTATGTCCTTTGTAACTTTTTCTACTGATTTGTCTGCTCTCATAAGTGCAGACTCCAAAGTAGATGTTTCTTTTTTCAAATTTGTAATTTTTGTATTAAGTTCTTCCCAGTTTTGCAACTGTTCGTGTTTTTCAATTTCTGCATCAACATCAAGATGCTCTAGTTCTGCAATTCCTTTTTGTAGTTTATCTATGTTTTTCTTTTTGTTTGTGTCCCATGCACTTTGTTTTAGTTTTAAACTATCAATAGTTTCTTTTATTCTTTCATTACTTTGTTGTTGTGCATTTAGCTTTGCATTTTCTTCTGTAATACTATCTCTTGTTTGTCTAATTTTTTCTTTTAACACTTCTGCTTTTTCAGAAAGAATAGTAATACCAAGAAGTTGTTCAATTATATCTTTTTGATCACCAACCTTCATGCTTAGGAAAGGTTCAGTATAGGTGTTTAGTGCAAGAATATGTTTGAACATATTATGGCTCATGCCTAATAATTCATTTATTGTTTCTTGTGTTTTACGACTATCACCTTGACTTTCATCTGTCAATTCTTGTTCTTGATCATTGATATAAAATTTTAGTGTGTTCGGACCACGTCCTCTTTCAACCTTATAATCAATACCATCTTTTTCAAACGTTAGTGTAACCAACATTCCTTTGTTGTTGGTTTTGTTTATTAAGTTATTTTTTTTGATATTTGTCAAAGCAACACCATATAGGCCATAACTTAATGCATTTACTATGGTTGTCTTACCAGTACCATTACGTGATCCCATATCGTCACCACCTTGGTCAAGATTTTCTCCAAGGACTAGTGTTAATTGTTGTTTGTCAAAGTCAACTGCTTGGGTTTGATTACCCACACTCATAAAATTCTTTACTGTTAAGCTCTTAATCTTTATCATAGTTCGTCATATATCCTTAACAGTATGTTCTTATCATAATTTTCTGTGTCAATTGCTGTGATCTCCTTGGTTACGATTTGATCAACAGTTTCAAACTGTGTTATATCAATGTCAGTATGTATTTCTTCATCTTGTTGGCTAGGAATAAGTGTTATTTCTCTACAATCATAATCATTAACAAAAGTTTCTTTGATAAAACTTGCTTCTTCATAAGATATAGGCAAGTCAAGTGTAACTCGCAAATACATTTTACTTTTTAAAAGTTTTTCTTTGTCTTCAAGAAGTTGCGAGAGTTTTAAAGTTCTATATTTAGGACAATTATCCCAATCAATATACTCAGGTTCTTTATTATTTTCTTTATCAAGGATCATCATACCACGTTTATCGTCCCATGCATCTGCATAGTTGTGTGGAAATGCGTTACCCATATAATGGATTTTTCCTTGAACTTGTCTTTTATGAAAATGTCCTGAAAAGACATATTCTTGATGTTTAAAATGTTCAGCCTTCAGTTCACCAGTATCTGGCATTTGCACCATTGCATTCATGTAAAAGTTTGGCAATTCAAAATGTCCAAACATATACTTGGCTTTTATTTTAGAAATGTTTTTCCATTCGTCACCTACTAACCAAGGAACTAGAGCAACATCATCTTCTTCTAATATTTCGTCAACGTAGGTAATACCAGGAATATGTTTTCCAAACTCTAGTGAATAGATATCACGTTTATCTTTGTAATACAAGTCGTGATTACCTGCAAAAAAATAAAACTTGTCAAATGCCTTGCCAAGTTTTTCTAAACATCTTGTTGTGCTATCAAGAGTTTGAACATTAATAGTATTTCTGTTATGATGCCAATCTCCACAGAATATTCCTGTTTCACAACCATTGTCTTTAGCTTTATCAATAAACCAATCTACAAATTCTTCACAATCCTGAAGATGTACTTTACTATTAGACTTTAATCCTAAATGGATGTCCGTAAAAACTGCCGCTTTTTTAAACACTTCGTAATCCTTCCTGTGTCAGTATAACTTAAAAAACTATACTTGTCAATCTATTTTTCAGTTTTTTGGCTAGATACAGCGTGATCTTTAAGTTGACGTTCCCATTCACCTTGAGATTGTCTTGTATAACTAGGATTCATATGATTCATTTCTAGTATATCATCTCTAATGTTTTGATTACGTTTTTCTATATTGATTACTCTTACAAATGAGTTTGTTACAGCCGCAGTGTAATATGCAAATGGATTGTTTGATTTTGATTCATCAAACTGTAATCCAATTTGCGAAAGTTGTAATATTGCTTGTCCTCTCATTTCATCGTTATATGTATAACCTCTAACGTTTCCACGAGTTGCATATCTATCACAAAGTTTCATCCACATCATAGCAAGTTTATTTGTAGCTTGGCCGTGAGCCTTATTGAAGTATCCATTTTCCATACCACCTTCCCAATGGCTCTTGCCTACACAAACTAATGCTCCATCATCGTTATACTTGTAATGTTGAAAAGGAGGAAAGTTCAGTTTCGTTTTTGTGTCTGCAACTGTTTTAGGATTTTTCTTACGTCCTGGCTCGTCGGGTATATGATCATAAGTCATTATCCTAAATATTACATCTTCTTTTGCTATTTTTCTATAATCTACTTCAAATTCTGCGAGTTTTACTCTTTTGCCTTGTGCTTTTGCATTTTCAAATGCTTTTTGTTGTAATCTTTTTGCCTTGTTTCTTTTTGCTTCTGCCACTGTTCTTATATTAATTTTATCAATGCTAGGGAGAATTAAATCATATTGTCCATAATCAGGGTCAGTGTAGCTACAAAAAGTATTCTTCGATTTGGCAATTTCTGCCAATATGTCCTTGTTGTTAAGGTAATTTATGCGTTTATTCATGTTATCTCCAAAATACATACCACATTATAATATACTCTGTTAATTTTGTCAACTAAATAATAGTAAGGAGTTAACCAAAATGGCAGATACATATCCAGGTACAAATATAAGCAAGACACCACCAACGGGAACAAATGCTGGTGGGCAAAACCAAAGTTCAGGTAATGCACCAGATTTTATTACAAAAGGATGGGATAAAGCCAAAGAGTACGGACAAAAAGTTTTTGATGGCATAAGTGATGGTGCAGAAAATTTTATGTCCGATATACGTGGACAAAACTTGCCGACTAATTTAGAAGCTAAACCACCTGCCCAGCCTTTTTGGGGTGAAACCGAAGTAGAAAGAAAAGATTGGAGAGTCAGTCTTAGTCTCCCGCCAGGTGATGCTTTTCGCACATCAACGTTACTTGCTCCTCTAAAGGGCACACGATCCAAAATGGTTTTTCCTTACACGCCAACTATTATTTTGAGTCACACAGCGAGTTATAACCAAATAACTCCTATACATAATAATTATCCTTTCTTTGCGTATCAAAACTCACAAGTGGATCAGCTTGTTATCACTGGACAGTTTTATTGCCAAAATGATATTGAAGCAAGATATTGGATTGCTTGTTTACATTATCTTAGAGCAGTAACAAAAATGAATTATGGTGCAGGAAGTTTCAAGGACGGATTAGGATCACCACCTCCTATAGTAAAACTTAACGGATACGGAGAACACGTATTCAAGGACGTTCCTGTTATTATTACACAGTTTACAGTTGATATGCCTAATGAAGTTGATTATATAGGTACTGGTTTTGAAAACATGGAAAAAGAAATAGATGTAAGTGATTTTGCTCCACCTTCTAAGATACAAAGAATGGATTACACTTGGGCACCTTCAGAATCGCAATTTTCTGTAACATGTCAACCAGTTTACAGCAGAGACAAAGTTGAGAAATTTAGTTATACTGATTTCATTAATGGCAACAACTTAAAAGATGGATATATTTAATGTCAAGCAGTCCTTACAAAGATACACAATTTAGATCAGATGGTTCACTAGGTATACTTAAAATCAGACAAGTACCAGCTAACAGTGACGATCCGTTATATACTGTAGAGCCACAATATCATCACAGACCAGATTTATTAGCATATGATTTATATAAGGATCAAAGACTATGGTGGATATTTGCACAAAGGAACATGTCTGTAATGGAAGATCCCATTTACGATCTTGAATCAGGAATTCAAATTTACTTACCACAGCCAGCAAAAGTAAAACAGTTGTTAGGAGATTAAAGTGTCCGATCCAACAACGTTAATGAAACAATATGTTGAGAAGAATAAACAACAAATTAATGATGATTCTTTAGAATTTAATGATGGAGAATACGGTGCAACATCTCCAGTTAAGACAACTCCAGTACAATCTGCATTTGTAAAGCCAGTAATTACCGTAAAAGAACCGAACGGTGCTTTAGCTGACGAAGACGAACAGCTAGAACAAGCTGAAAGAGAAGAAGACGCACAGAAGGTTAGAGATCAAGCATATATAAAGTCTCTTAATCAATATAAAGCGGCACTTGGTGCAAGATTTCCTTTAGAAAATGAACTAGAAAAATTTGCATCTGTAAATCATTTGTTTACATTTGGATGTATATCAAGCGAAGAATTAAATTTTCCTGATTCAACTTATAGAAAAGATGGTTTGAGAGAACAACAAATTACATTTAGAAGTGGTGGTTCAGCAGGAACAGGTAAACCTAGAACCTATGCAGAACAAATACACAACATAGATGTTGAATATTTTATAGACAAGGTAGAAATAGAAACTTATGTTGCACCTAATCCTAAAAGTAGAGGCACAAATTTTCATGTGATTAGATTCGAAGTTAGAGAACCTCTAAGTATGGGATTGCTTTTACAAACTATGCAACTTAATGCCAAGGCCGCAGGTTATGTAAACTACTTGGAAGCACCTTGGGCCTTAATAATGGAAACGGTTGGATTCACAGACGGAGCAACTACGCCAACATATGGTCCTAGAAGATTGTTTCCTTTAAAGGTAGTAAACATCAATTTCACTATTGATACAGAAGGAAGTCTCTATTCATTTATTTGTTCGCCCTTTAATGATGATGCATTTTCTGACCAAGCACAGAGTATTCCGGCAGATTTCAAAATATCAGGAGCAACTGTAGAACAAATGTTGCAGAGCGGATTGCAGAGTCTTGCAACCGGCTTAAACACAGCTATGTTAAAATCACGAGAAGAAAATAAAAATAGACAGGAAATAGATGTTGATGAATACATGATTATTTTTCCTGATCCAGACAAAGGAAGTGATGACTTCCTAGGTTTTGAAAAAATAGATAGCACTGCATTATCTGGAGATTTAGCATTTAGAGAATTTGATGTAGATGCCGCGTTTGCTACTGTTGATAATGCAAACGGGCCAACAGGTTACAAAAATTATTACGACCAAGAAGCACACGCTGGAGAATTTTCAAACATAACTTCTGCAGATATCAAAAGAAGTTTTGTTGAAGGCAGACTTGGATTCAGTGTCAAACGATCTAATCTTAGTGAAGCATTAAAGAAAAAATTTGCTGGCAGTAGTGGATATCAAAACTCAGTTGGTAAACAAGCTATCAATCCAGGAGATGATCCCTTAGGACAAGGTAATGTAAACTTTGGAAGACAACAATTTGTTCACAACAAAAAAACAGGAATAATGACTAGAAAAGGTACACAGATTGATTTAAAACAAAGAACATTTAATTTTAAAGCAGGAACCAAGATACAGAAAATTATTGAAGAAATTGTTTTGTTAAGTGATTTTGGAAAAAGGCTTACAAAAGAAGGCGTAACATCTAAAGATGGAATGGTAGAATGGTTTAAGATTGAATCACAGGTGTACGTGTTAGACAGTCCTGCAACAGAAAAAATCATGGGGCGACCTCCTAGAATCTATGTGTATAAAGTTATACCTTATAGGGTTCATAGATCAATATTTCAGATGCCCAATGATCCACCTCCGGGTTATGATGAACTTGAAGCACAAGCTGTGAAACATTACAACTACATGTACACAGGAAAAAATAAAGATATACTTGAATTTGAGATTACATTTGATAATGCATTTTATGGATCTATTGCAAAAGATCAAGGAAACAACAGTGGAAACAATCAGCTTTCTGAACAAGGAACAAATGTAAGACCACCTGAATATGAAACACAAGGTAATTCTGTAATTAATGGGACAGAAGGTCAAAAAGTTTTAAGTCAAAATGAAATGACAGATGAAATGATAGTTGCCGCAGGAAACCTTGCGGAGACATCAGAGGCAAAAATTGCAAGACAGTTTAATGATGCACTTATTAACAGTCCAGCAGATTTGATCACAGGTAGGATGACCATAATGGGAGATCCTTACTATCTAGCGGATAGTGGCATGGGTAACTTTAACAGCGAAGCAACATCTTTCATGAATTTAAATGCAGATGGAACTATGAACCATAGCACAAGCCAAGTTGATATTCTAATCAATTTTAGGACACCGGTTGACATAAGTCCAGAAGGAGTTAAATTTAACGGAGCTTCTATCGGAGTTAAGGACTTCAGTGGACTATATCAGGTAATTAGTGTTAATAATAGAATAGAAGGAAACGAATTTACGCAAGAACTTGACCTTGTGCGTAGAAGAAATTATGGATTCAAAGACAAGGCTGAATTCCTAGCACAGAAACGTGCTGAAGAGAAAAAGAAATATGAAAAAGCTGTTGCTACTGCTGAAGAAAGTGGAGACAAATATGATATTGCTTTTGCAAAAGCAGACCTTAATGCAGATGGTAAATTGACAGTAAGTGAAGAACGTGCATTCATGCAAATGGATGGCATAACAGATGACGATTTGAAAAATGCACAAATTAAAAAGCGTGGTGAAGCAGATGATGCCAGAAAAGCAGACGAAGCCGAGAAAAAGAAAAATCTGGAACTTTCGTTACAAGCACAAGATGATGCATATCTAAGGGAGTCTGGTATAAGACAATCTCAAACAACAACCACTAATACAAATGAAACAGGACCAACTTAATGGCGCAGATTAAAAGAACAGTAGGAGTACCCCAAAAGAAAATGCCACCTGGTCCGTTTGTGGCCAAGGTAATAAGTCATCTTGATCCAAGAAGAATGGGAACACTACAGGTACAACTTCTCAGTGACATTGTAAGTGGGAATGACAAAGACGAACCTGGACAATTATTTAATGCAAGATACTGCACTCCTTTTTATGGTGTAAACAATGTGCAGAGCAATGGTAAAAATCAAACATATCAAGAAAGCCAACAGAGTTATGGATTCTGGGCAGTACCACCTGATCCAGGCACAAAGGTGCTTGTAATATTCGCTGAAGGACAAGCTAATCAGTGTTACTGGATAGGTTGTATTCAAGATGAATACATGAATTACATGGTGCCTGATGGCCGGGCAACAAAAGACGCTTCAAGAATACACCAAGACACTGTGCCTAAGGATTACAAAGGTATGGAACTACCAGTTGGAGAATACAATAAAAAAATTACCACAGCCACTACAGCAAATCCAAGCGACTTTGAACATCCATACAATCCTAATTTTACAAACAAGTTGGCAACACAAGGTCTATTGGAAGACAAAATTAGAGGGCTTACAACAAGCAGTGCAAGGAGAGATATTCCTAATACAGTGTATGGATGGAATACTCCAGGTCCTTTAGATAAAAGAGATGGCGCACCTAAGGGTACTTATGGACCAGTAGGAGAATCAGTTCAACTGCATAGGAGTAGATTAGGAGGATCTAGCATTGTAATGGATGACGGTGATCCAGAAGTGTTTAGAGAACAAGCTCCTTTTGAAGCTCCGTCAAACTATAGAGACATAGGCACAAATCCCAATGAGCTTGACAAGGTAAATCAAGAGTATCCTTTCAATGAGCTTACACGAATAAGAACAAGGACTGGACATCAAATTCTTTTACATAACTCTGAAGATTTAATTTACATAGGTAATGGTAGAGGCACTGCTTGGGTAGAATTAACTTCAAATGGTAAAATAGATGTTTACGCAAAGGATAGTATCAACTTTAGAACTGAAACTGATTTAAACATAAAAGCTGATAGAGATATAAACATAGAATCAGGAAAAGATATTCATATTACAGCTGGAAGAAATTACAAATTAAATGTTAATAATGATAGAGATGTTAAAACAGGAAAAAATGAAACAACATTTGTTGGTTCAAACAAAAATGAATGGACAGGAGACAATCATGTTGTAGCAGTAGGTGGCGATGAAGATATTCAAATCAAAGGCACACAACGTTCTACTATACTTGGAGATTACAATCTACAGGTCAACCAAGATGGACATATTGCAATAAACGCCAACCTACATAGTAAAGTTGTAGGAGATGTAAGACACACAGTCAATGGTGCTTTTAATTTAAACACAGTAGGTGATAACAAATTGACAAGTGGTGCAAACACACAAATTAAAAGTGGCACTGACACAAAGATAGATTCAACAAGGAACACATCTGTGTTGTCCGGGGTGGTACACAAAGAAACTGCTTCGCAGATACATATGAATACTGCGGCTTTTACAGCAGGAACTTCCGATACAGCAGATTCAATAGGCGATACATTTACGAAGTCAGCTACAGACCAAGCTGTAGACGATGCAGATCAAATATTAGATAAAGATGGTAATCCCATAGATGGTTTAAAAGTTACAGCCGATGCAAACAGGGCCTTAGTGGCACAAGATGCTTCACGTCCTAGACGTATACCTAAACATGAACCATGGGAAGGTCACGAAAACTTCAATCCTGCAGGACATTTTCCAAGTGCAACAGCGGCGATTCAGTCGCCAAGCCCTGAAGTGAGAACACAATCACCTTTACTAGATAAGGATAGTGACATACCTGACTATAGTGAAACATCAGGAATATACAATGCACAAGATCCTTACATTACTAATGCTGAAGGACAAAGAGTAAAAGAAGAATTTGATATAAACAAAGTTTCTTCTAAAAATACAGATAACTCAGCTGGTAATCAGCCTGCGGATCCAGTACCAGTATCTGATATGAAAAGATATATGTTGGACCAACTAATCAAAGGACTTGGTTTAGATCCTGCAACTTGTTTACAATCAGCCAATCCTGCAGATTTACCAGCAGGAGCAACACCGGGTAATGCTCAAGCACTTGCAATGGCACTTGCCCAGGTACAAAAAGAATGTAACTTTGAACCTAGATCCGAGAATATGAATTACAGAGTGTCAACACTACAGCGTGTGTGGCCAAACAGATTCGGCGGCGCGGCAGGTAAGAGAAAAGCAGAGGCACTTGTTGCCGCTGGTCCACCAGCTATAGCAAATTCAGTTTATGGAAACAGAATGGGCAACGGAGGTCCTGAAACAGGAGATGGATTTAGATATAGAGGTAGAGGATTAATTCAAATTACCGGAACATTTAATTATAAGAAATATGGCAAACTTGCAGGAGTTGATATTTACAACAATCCTGATACAGCAAATGATCCAGAAATTGCAACAAAAATTGCAGTTGCATATCTCAAGAGTAAAACAGTAACTTGGACAGATTTTAATTTTGGTTCATTAGGCACACAGTTTCAAAAGGCAGTTGGATATGCCGGCGGACAAGCAAACACTAATGACAGGATTGGATTAGGAAAAGGTTTCTACAATCAAATTATTGCAGGAGAACTTACGCCTCTTGCCAGTCTTACTAAAACAGAACCTATCGACGTAGGTGCTGGGAAATCGCAGGTACAATAATGGCACTTAAAGTTTGTAGAGTAACAGATCCACTAAACACAGGACATGGATGCGATAGTACAACTACTCTTGCTACTCCAAGTCAATCTACAGTATTTGCTGAAGGTCTGTTGGTTTCTAGAAAAACAGATCCAACTGTTAGCCACGAGATACCTAGTGGTGATGAGTGTGGTTCACACACTGCACAAGTAAATGTAGGAGATCAAACAGTGTTTACAGTTGGTTTACCTACAGCAAGAGTAACAGATTCTACAGATAGCGGAGCAATGACAGATGGTGCTTCCACAGTTTTTGCCCAAGGACCAGCAGGATAAATATTGATATGGCAGATAATTTATACAAAGAAGTTTCGATAAAAGCAAAAAAGGAAACAAAACCTCCTGTAGCACAGCGTTCATATCGTGGCTTTTCAACAGTTAATCCTGAAAGCACAACATTTCAGCTGTTTGATCTTGCACTTATAAAACAGGATCTCATAAACCATTTCAATATAAGACAGGGCGAAAAGTTAAGTGATCCTACTTTCGGATGTATTATCTGGGACGCTCTTTTTGAACCTTTGACAGTAGATCTTAGAGATGCCATTACAGCAAATGTTACAAATATAGTTAATTTTGATCCAAGGACAGCGGCTACAGATGTTAAAGTAAGCGAGTTTGAACACGGTTTACAAATAGAATGCACTCTTACGTATCTTCAGTACAACATCAGCGAAAACCTACAGCTAAAATTTGACAAAGAAGTCGGTATTCTGTGATAGAATTAACTACTAGTATAATTTAAAATCATAAATACTGTTAGTTTAGTTAAAGGATAAAACATGTCATCTACTGACAGACAAAATAGATTATTATTAGCAGAAGATTGGTCAAAGATATACCAAAGTTTTAGAAACGCAGAGTTTCAAAGCTATGATTTTGACACTTTAAGACGTGCTATGATCAATTACCTCAGAAGAAATTATCCTGAGGATTTCAACGATTACATCAATACATCAGAATACCTTGCAATGATTGATATGATTGCCTTTTTAGGGCAAAACATTTCATATAGGGTTGATCTAAATGCAAGAGAAAATTATTTAGAATTAGCAGAGCGTAGAGAATCTGTGCTACGTTTAGCAAGATTACTTTCTTATAACGCAAAACGTAATCAAGCCGCAAATGGTTTATTGAAATTTGAATCAGTAAGCACTACAGAATCTATAGTTGATAGTAATGGTACAAATCTTGCAGATCAGACAGTAACTTGGAATGATCCTTCTAATTCAAATTGGACAGAACAATTTAGAAGAATACTTAATGCCGCTTTACCAGAGAATAATATTATTGGTAAGCCAGGTAAGACAGCCGTGTTAAACGGAGTTCTTAATCAAACCTATAGATTTACTCAAAGAACATCTGATGTCCCCGTGTTTAGTTTCAGTAAAGGAGTAGGCGGAGTGCCTACTACATTTGAAGTTGTTTCAACTGATTTAAATTTAGACAAAAAAATTATACAAGAAGAAATTCCGTTACCTGGAAACCAACTTTCATTTTTATATAGAGAAGATGGAAGAGGAAACGGTAGTAGTAACACAGGATATTTTGTACATTTCAGACAAGGTAGTTTACAAAATGGAGATTTTTCATTAAACAGCCCATCTGCTAATCAGAGAGTAAACATCGAAGCAGAAAACATAAATGATTCTGATGTTTGGCTTTACAAATTAGATACCACAGGTAACATTTCTAAAATTTGGACAAAGGTAGATTCTATAGAAGGTAACAATGCAATCTACAATAGTCTAAACAAAGGCGTGAGAGATTTTTACGTAGTTCAAACTAGAAAGAATGATGAAATAAGTTTAGTATTTGCAGACGGCACATTTGGTAATATTCCTAATGGTAACTTTAGGTCATTTTATCGTGTGAGTGCAAATAGATCAATGAACATAAAACCTGAAGAACTTACTGATATAAAATTAACAATTGATTACACAAGTAAAGCAGGAAAACTTGAAACTCTTACAATGGGTTTAGAGCTTAAAGATGCTGTAACAAATGCAAGTAGATCAGAATCAACACCAAGCATTAGACAAAATGCACCACAAACATATTATACACAAAACAGAATGATTACTGCTGAAGATTATAATATTGCTCCGTTGACTTCAAGTCAAGAGATTATAAAAGTAAAATCATCAAATAGAATAGCAAGTGGTATTAGTAGATATTTTGATTTAAAAGATGTTACTGGAAAATACAGTAGCACAAACCTATATGGTTCTGATGGTGTATTGTATAGAGAGAGCTATACTGCAAAACAAAATTTTTCTTTTTCAACACAAACAGATATCGAAGGAGCAATTGAAAACCAAGTTATACCTATAATACAAAGTAGAGCAATTAGTAATTTTTACTTTAGCAACTATGCAAAAATTATTGTTAGTGATCTTAATGCTCGTTGGAAACAAAGTACAAAGTCAACAAATAGATCAACAGGTTTACTACAAAATGTAAGTGACACAGCATATCAAGTTGGCATATTTACAGGCGGTTCATTAAAATATGTTGAAGCAGGAGCATTACTTAAATTTAAACCACCAGCAGGATTTTATTTTATAGGTAATGGAGAGTTGACAAGTGATGCCACAGCCAAAGGTGCAAGTGCTTACAAATGGGTGAAAGTGATCAGTGTTACAGGATCTGGAACAAGTGAAGACACGACTACGGGGGAAGGTCCTATTGTCTTTAATGAAATACTTCCTGCAGACAGTGTGTTAGAGGAAGTAAAACCTAAACTAGTTAAAGATGTAGCGAGTGATGTTCGTTTACAGATTATTGATCAGGTGTTTGCATACAAAACATTTGGCCTACGTTATGATCAAATAAACAGAATTTGGCGTGTGATTATAAATGAAAATCTTAACACAAAGGATGTTTTCAGTAATGGTAAGACTGGTGATGTAACAAACAACCAATTAGATGCAAGTTGGATTATCCTATTTGAAACGGATGGAGAAAAGTATACTATTACAAATAGAGGACTTCGATACATATTTGAGAGTGATAAAGAGCTTACATTCTATTACGACAGTCAGAACAAAATATATGAC